AACACCCGTGTGAAAAAGTCCCCAATAGAAAACAGATTCGCATAGTGAGCGAAATATAAAAAATAAAATGGATTTATTGTGAGATCGAAAATCGTTTCTGCGGAAACAATGGAAATTGGCAAAAAAGGCGGCGGCAAACACTGGACTGACGCCGAAGTTTCTGCGCGAAAAAAAGCAAAAGAATCGATAAAAAGAAAAAAAATAAAACTAACGGCGCCTGAATGGCTGACAAAGAATGAGCGCGCAATGCTGATCTGGGACAGGTTGATCAGAGACTCGGCTGAGATCGAGCTGCTTGATAATTTGGATAGCGATATGCTGGCAGCCTATTGTGATGCCGTTGACAAATACCAGACGTTGAGCCAAACGGCTGGCGAGCCAGAGGAAATAAAACTTTTGCAGGGCTGGTCGCGGATTATCTCTGGTCACGCCGAGAAGCTAGGATTTACACCCAGCGCACGCGCGCGTTTGGTGAAGAAGATTGCAGACAGCGATATTGTCGATCAGTTTGGGGATGAATTCGACAAATGACGATTAACCCTGTTACTCAATATGCAATGGATGCAGCCGAGCGGAAGCTGGTTGTTGGACAGGCTGAATGGCTGGCGGCGTTGCGTCATCTGCATGACCTGGCTCGCGCAGGTCAGCTTGATAAAGTTTTAGCGGTGCGTCTGCGTAAAGTTACAAAATCAAAAATCCCCAAACGGGATAAAACATTCGGGTGGATATTCGACGAAGAAAAGGCAAACAAGATTTTTACATGGTTCAAATATTGCCATCATGTTGAAGGTCCCTTATCGGGCAGTCCTATTGAGTTGATCCCTGCGCACAAGTTTGACCTCGGCTCGATCTTCGGGTGGGTGGACCGCAAAACAGAACTGCGCCGATTTGAGAAAGCGTATTTACAGGAAGGACGCAAGAACGCAAAATCTACACGGCTTTCGGGCGTCGCTAATTATTTGATGGTGGGTGATGGCGAGGAAAGCCCGGCGGTATATTGCGCCGCTGTAGATAAAAAGCAGGCGCGCATTGTTTACCGGACAGCAATGGCAATGGCACGTAAATCGCCAGATATAAAAAAACGATTGAAGATCCGCGACTATGAAATCAGCCACGCGACGCGCGGCGGACAGATGACTGCGTTGTCAAAAGACACAAAGAACAAAGACGGACTCAACCCCAGCGGCGTAATCCTTGATGAATATGCGGCGCATCCTACGTCTGAAATCTATGATCTGCTTTGGTCTGCGTGGGGACAGCGTGCGCAGGCATTGATGGCAATTATCACCACGGCTGGACTTGATACAGAAAGCCCTTGTTACAAGGAATATTCCTACTGCCAACAGATACTGCATCGTAATGTCCCTAATGAACGTTATTTTGTAATGATCCGCGAGTTGGACAAGGGCGATGACGAGCACGACCCCAGTGTTTGGATTAAAGCGAATCCCCTACGAGCATCGACCAAGGCAGGATTGGCTCGCTTGAAAGAACAGCATGATGAGGCATTCGGGAGTCATGATCCGGCCAAGATCAGAACATTCCGCGTTAAGAATTTGAACATCTGGGTGCATTCTACCGAGGATGGATATATCGGAGAATATATCCACAAATGGGACGAGCTGGCGGTCAGTCCTGAAGCATTTGCCGAGCTGACGCGCGGGAAGATTTCAGTCATTGGTTTGGATTTATCCAAGAAGATCGATCTTACTGCGGACGGTTTTATCTTTGCGCTGGATGATAACCGCGTGGCGCTAACTGCCCGCGGATTTTTACCCGAGGAGGCAGTCACGCGCCACGAAAAGACGGACCGCATCCCATATCGGGATTGGGCGCGGGATGGCTGGGTCATCATCACCCAGGGGGATGTGACTGACTACCGGCGGGTCGAGGCGCACATCCACGATTGTGAGCTTAACAACGGATGGCACGTACACGAAATTGCTTTTGACCCTTATGCGGCGACTCATTTAGCGAACGAAATGCAGGACGATGGATATAGCATGATCGAAGTGCGGCAGACAATGCCCAATTTATCTGAGGCAACAAAGTTGTTCCGTGAGATGGTCGCCTCGGGCAAGATTGTGCATGATGGAAGTCCATTGCTGCGCTGGTGTATATCCAACGCAGTCCAGATCGTTGACAGCAAAGAAAATCTTATGATCTCGAAGCGCAAAGCAGTAGATACAAAACGCGTAGACCTGTTGACTGCATTGATTACTGCCCTGGTGCGTTTGCCAGTTTTGAAAGAGGCGTCTGTTTTCTCTGAGTATGTCAAGACGGATGATTTTGGATTTTAGGATTAAGCAATGATTATTATTTACGTGGATGGGATGCAGGTGCTTGCGCCCGCGGATTGTATCTATATTTCTTTTTTCGCGAGGGATGAAGAATAAATATGAGCGCGCGCCGAAAAATTCGCTTAAGCGCCCGTGAGAAGAATTACATGCGGGCTATTGGAACTGATGCGCTGGAACTTCGGTATGACTATGAGCGGCGATTGAGGAATGCTTTGTTGTGCCTGGCGAAATCAGACCCGCAGTGGATGATGTGGCTTTATGAAAACTTTAAGCCGCGGCAGTGTATCGGCATGACTGAGTTATTGATGATCGAGGCGCGTGCGCGCTGTTTAGTTTTATCTGGCTATGGTATTTACAAGGACCGCCAGCATATTGGCTGGCTATTATTCCGCCATGACTGGCCGTTCACGGATAATGGATCGCTCTCAGCGGGTTGACTTTTACAGAACATTTATGCTAAAATAACGTTGGCATTTATGAGGGTGCCCCCCTCATCCTTGTAAGTGCTCTTTTATAAAATCTAAGTGCCCGCTGAATTGCGGACAATTTTCGGAGTAACGCCCGATACAACTATCAAGTTGTATCGGGCGTTTTTTGTTAACTAATTTTGGAGCCGTATGCCTTCATCGGACGCATGGACACAATACCCAATTGTTGCAATTTTGATTTTAGCCGCTGGAATAATCGCCGTCGCGTTTTATCGCTTATGGCGCGACTTACTTAACTGGATCGAGTCGCAAGACGTAAAGCGATCTGAGGAACGCGAGAAACAGCGCGTCTGGCAAGCGGAACAGGACAAGGTGCGTGATGTGCGCTGGCAGGAATTCCTGACGACGATGCAAAACGAATGGGTGCAGCAGGATGGACGCCACACGGAAGTGCTTAAGCAGTTGATTACAAAAGTTGACGTGCTGATCAATACCGTCAACAGCCATGATACATGGAGCCGGGCAAAGGATAGACTTTAATGATTAACAAGATGCGCGAGATTGCCAGACAAATACACAAAGCCATCGGACTGGAAGAATTCGCATTCCTGCTCGGTCTGGCGTTGCTGTATATCGGCGCATCTGTTGAATTCAGTCATGCGCTGGCGCAGATCGTGACTGGTGCGGTACTTATCTCGGTCTCGATGTTGCTCGTTTTCAAAGGCAGCCATGATTAAGAAACTTTCGCAAATGAAGAACACATATCGCCATCGCGCTGCGGCAGTCCTGGGCGGTGGTCCCAGTTTACCGGCTGATATGGCGAAACTACCCAAAGATTGTTTGTTGATCGCGGTCAACTATCACGCACTTTATTACTGCGAACCGACATTCATGGTCTATAACGATGCGCCCTCAACCAACCCGTTGCAGGTCAAAGCCGTTGAAGAACACCGCGCCATCCATGTCAGTCCTGACCCGAGCACTGACGTAATCTTCGATGTCCCTACTGTATGGACTGGATTTTATTCATCGAATACCGCGGCATGGTTCGCTTTGTGGCTGGGCTGTGACCCTGTTATTTTATGTGGGATGGATTGTTACCAGGGTGAGCAGAAGCATTGCCCGCCATCCACTTACCACTCGAAGATGTTTGATTACCCACTGGACTTTTATATCCGTCCGTGGGTAGAAGATTGCAAAAACTCTGTACCTCACCCTGAACGCCTGCGCGCTATGAGCGGTCCACTGGTTGATATTTTTGGAGCGTATAAATGGGAATCCTAACCAATAAATTCCGCAATGCTTCGCCAGTGAGCGCCCCTAGTGATGCGGCGGGGTTATTTGCCGGGCACGAATTCAGCGGCGGCGGGTATCAGACTGCATCGAGGCAGGTTGTTTCTGCGGAAACAGCAAAGACGATTGCGACCGCCTACCGTTGTAAGAACATCATCGGGGATGATGTTGCCAAAATGCCTTTTCAAATGTTTGTGCGCAATGGCAGAAATGTCGAGCACGTTTCACCGGATGCAGTCCTGCGCAATAAAGCCTACCTCTTGGAAGTTCAGCCGAACCGCTGGATGACTCCGTTTATTTTCAAAAAGACGGTTATGGAGTGGCTTTTATTCTGGGGCAATGCCTACATCTGGGAGCCGCCACAGCGCTACCGTGAATTATTTATTTTGTCGTCCAGTGCGACAACTGCCAAACTGGATAAACTCGGCGATCTGTACTATGAGACCACTTTCCCGAATGGCACGAACGACAAAATACCAGCGGTAGAAGTGACGCAACTAATGATCAACTCAACCAACGGTCGCAACGGTCGCTCAGTCCTTGAGTATGCGCGTGAGACTTTTGGACGCCAATTGGCTACCAAAGACACGCAGTCACAGGTGCAAGGAAATGGGCTGAAAGCAGCCGCCTACATACAGGTAAATTCTGCGTTGGATAAAGACGGCAGAGGCAAGGTGCGCGATGCGTACACCGAAGCATTAAGCGAACCTGCCGGTTTAGCAGTTTTTGACAACAAGGTCAGCAAGTTTGAAACCATCCAAATGAAG